TAGTGTTAAAATAATTTATAATGTAATCCGCTTGAGTTCTTGTCGGATAAAATCTTTTGTTGGTTTCTTTTTTAGTTTTAAGATATATTATATAGTTATTAGCACCCGAATAAGTGTCTAACAACTCCAACGCTTTGTGTTCTATTAATGACTGATTAATATCCAAATTTTCCTTTTTAATAAAAATAACAATAAAAAAGATATTTATCAATAAATACCGAAAATATGGCAAATAAAGTTCCTATTACAAGGATAGGTAAATTTTTTGGAGAAAACGATTTTGACCTTGATATTTCAATGGGTGAGGAATGGTTAGTGGGTGATATGAACTTCACCTGTGTATTATATCGTGTTGATAGATACAAAACAAAAACTGATGATGTATATGGTGAAACTGTATCAGACGGTATTAAGTTTTTACCCCCAATCGAGTTTAATGCATTTGTTCAAGTGTCCGCACCTGAAAATAAGTTGTTAGGGTCAACAAGGGTAGATCAAATGGAACCAGGTAATATCAGAATTTCTGTATACCAAAAAACTTTAGATGATTTGAATATTGATATTAATTTTGGTGATTATATTGGGTATTATGAAACGGAAACATTAGTTAGATACTATACCGTTAATAACGATGGTCGTGTTGTATCTGACAATAAACATACTTACGCAGGGTATAAACCTTTCTATCGTACAATAAGTGCATCACCTGTAGGACCAAATGAATTTAGAGGATTATGAAACTATTATTAAACGAATCTCAGAGTAAAGATTTAATTTATTCAATTAAGGGAGACCCAAATTTATTAATTAATAAACAAGTTAAAGTTTATTATGATATTACAAGACATATGTTCTCAGTTACATTTGGTGGTATTGTTGTATTAAAAGCGGATTACGTTAGATTGGAAAATGTAAGATTTTTAGTGGGGGAAAAAGGTAAAGAAAAGGTTAGATCTGTTAAACAAAAGAATGTTCATGCTTATGTTACAGGAACATTAATTGATTATTGTGAGTTTCCTTGTGATGATATACCATCACCCGAATCAAATATTGTTGTTAAATATAATCCTTATTTGGATGATACATTTGTAATTAAAAAAACAAGAGAACCAATTTTCAGAGCAAATGAGGTTGAAATGATAAATTTAGATGATAAAATATTTTTAGTGAGTTAATATGGGATTCCCAAAACAAATAAAAAAAAGTATTCCTCTGATTGAGAAAAAAATCTTAACTCCGAGAAGACATGAGATTGCGGATATGATTTCAGAAGATGGGACTTATCTTCCGAAATCTTTATTGCACGCCGATTTAGATCGTGGATTTTTAGATTTTGTTAAGGATGAATTAAGATGTATTGTTGAAGGGTCATTAATTCCAACCGTTGATATTATGATTACCACTCAGAACTGGTCGCAATTTGTTGAGACGTGGGATTTTCAAAATATAGATAAAAACGCTGAACCCCCATTTATTACAACGATTAGAACCCCCGAAGTAAAATATGGAACAAATCCGGCATTAAGATGGAACATACCAAATAGAAGACAATACTATTACGCGAAAGTACCAACATGGGACGGACAAAGACACGGAATGGATATATACAAAATACCTCAGCCGGTACCTGTTGATATAACATATACTGTGGCTATCTTATGTAATAGAATGAGAGAACTAAATAAGTTCAACCAAATTGTTCTTGAAAAGTTTTCGTCAAGACAGGCGTACCAAGTTATAAAAGGACACTATATTCCTATCGTTATGAATGATATAACAGATGAATCAGTGTTGGATCTTGAAAAGAGAAAATTTTATATTCAAAAATATACATTTACATTATTAGGTTTCCTTATTGACGAAGACGAGTTTGAAATCACACCAGCAATCACACGAGTTTTTCAAATTTTTGAGACGGAAACAAAAACAAGAAAGAAAAGACAAAGAAAAGAAGAACCAAACCCACCTTCAGTAAAAAGATATGATTTTGCAACGGGATCAACTGAAGTAATCGAAGTTTTTGATTATAATGTTAATTTAAGGTTTGTTGACAGTGATAATGTATCAAGTGGATCCCTTCCATCAGGATATGAGGTTTATATTAACGGTCTTTACTATGGAAACGATGTTAGGGAAATACAAATTAATAGTGGGGAAGAATTAAAAATTATTATCTATAAACAATTCCCGAATGACACATCATTCTTAATATTTAATCAGGAGTTATTATAATCAATCCTCTCCGTAAATATCTTTTTTTTCCTTACATTTTTCCATTATCAGGTTTTCCAAAAACCGATACATTTTAATCCCACGCTTATCACAATACTTTTTTAGGGTTTCGTGAACGTCAACCGAAATCTTCAAATTTTTTATCTTCTTAGTATCTTTATCCATAGGTAGAAAAAAGGTAGAATTAAATCATACCAAAATATAAATAGTTTACAATAAGTAAAGTTTTTGCGTAAAAAACTAATATTTATATAGAAATAAATTAAATAAACAAAAAAAAAGACAATGGCTAATAGTAAAGTATTTGTATCACCAGGCGTCTATACTTCTGAAGTAGATTTAAGTTTTGTAGCACAAAGTGTTGGTGTTACAACTTTAGGTATCGCAGGTGAGACCTTAAAGGGTCCCGCATTCGAACCAATCTTCATTAGAAATTTTGACGAGTTCCAAACCTATTTTGGAGGAACTGTACCCGAAAAATTTGTGAACACACAAATCCCAAAATATGAGGCTGCGTATATCGCAAAATCTTATTTACAACAATCTAATCAATTATTCGTAACGAGAATCTTAGGACTTTCAGGTTATGACGCTGGTCCATCTTGGTCAATCGTAACTACGGCAAACGTAGATTGTTCTACAATCGGAGTTAATTGTTTTAGTGCTGTTACACCGTCAGGATCATGTGTTCCTGTATGTGTTACACCATTAGAATTACCATTCGTGGTTGATTTTACAGGATGTACTAATTCAACAACAAGTATAGATTATTTAAGTAATTTCCCAACAGAAATTCAAGATTTACTTAATGTGAGTTATGAGACACCTCAAGGTGGAACATCAACATTGGACAGTAACATTAGAGATTTAATCTTTGGAGTTATTACAAGTTCAAACCCTTTAACCGCTGAAGATACTAATATTAGTTATTTTGGTAGTGTTGATGGTAATGACTATAGTGCATTAACTGTGAACGGTACATATACCGCAACAACAAATGTATATGGTGTTCCTGCAATACCGTTTGACCAAAACACATTATGTGATGGAGCTAATACATCTTGGTATTATTCTTTATTTAATGAGGATGGTAGTGGTAACTATACAGGTATTGGATTTTGGTCAATCGTTACAGGTGTTACAAACATTACACCAATAACAACGACCACTACGGCACCTACAACAACGTCAACAACAACTAACCCTTGTGTTACTCCTGTTCCAACAACTACAACAACTACAACAATTCCTGTACCTGTTGAGTGTTATTCAGGATCAGTAATGGGTGTAATCTACTACTATACAGGTACATCATATACCAATTATGATAATATGGTTGTTGCAACATTCAGATCAAGAGGGATCTCAACTTATGCTGATGGTAATAACCCAGTATATGAAGTTCCTAATTTAAATGACGTTTCATTAAACATGACAGGTCAATACTCAGGTGTTTTACAAAACCCATATTTACCATTTGGTGTAAATGTTACAAATAAAGATGGTGTTAACTTTAATTTTGAAGCATCATTCTCAACATCAGACGCACAATACCTTACTAAAGTATTTGGTGGAACTAATTTTGGTAAACCAAGAAATGTAGTTCCTTTATTTGTTGAAGAAAGATTCCAAGCATTATTAAATTATGGATGGAGAAAAGGTTTCATTAGAGGTTTAAGACCTACATTAGTTGATTTAGATTCTGCTCAAAGTAATGCTAGTGATTCAATCGCATGGTATTTAGACAGATATCAAACACCAAGTTCACCATGGATTGTTTCTGAACTTAGAGGTACTAAAGTTTATAACTTATTTAAGTTCTACACAATTGCTGATGGAGATGCCGCTAACTATGAAATTAAAATTTCTATTGGGAACATTTCATTCGCAAATGGTACTTTTGATGTGTTTGTTCGTGATTATTATGATACAGATACAAACCCAGTTGTTGTGGAAAAATTCACAAACTGTAGTATGGATCCAAGTCAAAATAATTTCATTGCTAAAAAAATCGGTTCATTGGATGGAGAATTCCAACTTAATTCTACGTATGTAATGGTAGAAATGAATGAAGATGCTCCTGTAGATGCATTACCTTGTGGATTTGAAGGATTTAACTTTAGAACATATGGTTCGGCAACATC